GCAAAGAAGATTGCTAAATCTAAAGTTACCAAGAAGAAGAAAAAGAAGTAGCTTGATAATAATGTTAAGTAAAGTATAATTGATTCTGTTGTTTGGCGTGAGACCCTAAGTGACAAGAAAGCTCTACGGCGTGTCTGGCGGTTAATCTAATTAATCCGGTCTCAACAGATACACCATAGGGCTTTTTTATTGCCAGAATTCCCACCTATCAGCCGAATTCTATCGGTTATCGTAAAAAACCTAAGTGCTAGCTAAGCCTAAAAATCAGCAATTTTACAATACTCAATATAGATTGACGTTTAGATACGCGGATAAACAACGTTTAGTCATGGTTATATAGTTTGGTGCGCTAGCAAGGATGCAAAAGCATAGTTGATACTGATTTATATTGTTTCAAGGTTAAAGATACTTAGTAGGATAGTAACCCCATCCATGACAAACGTATCTAATGACTCATATCGTCTTAATTTAACAATCCTCTTCATCATGCTACAATGTAACCATTAAACAATAGGACTTAATCAAATGCTCATAATTGAAGATGGCACAGTAGTAGCAGACGCAACAAGTTTTTTATCATTAGTCGATGCAAGGGCGTTAGCTGTTAACTATGGTTTAAACTTACCCGTTGATGATACTGAAGCTGAAGTTAAGCTCAGACAGGGTTATTTAAACTTATTGCAACGCGAGCGAACATTGCAAGGCTCACGTATCAGCGCAGTGCAAACGGGTATTTATCCGCGATCTAACGTGCTTAATAACTGTTTCCCCGTTGATTCTGATGTAATCCCTAACGAGGTTAAACTAGCTCAGCTATACGCTAGTGACGCTATCAATTCAGGTGCGGAAACTAACGGTGTACAAACGGGCGAACGATTAAAGGCGTTTAATGTTGCACAAACAACTTACTCTGAAACGTATCAAGATGGTTCGCGCCAATCAACTAACCCGTCAATACAAGGTGTTTACAATTCACTTTACCCGCTAACTAAAGCAGGGTTTCAGGCTTCACCATGCGGTACTGGTGGCGGTTTATCGCGCGATAACATGGGTTACTTAGGCTAATGGCAAAGCTAACCTTGGATATTAGGGTTACAGATACAAAGCCAATTAGTGAGCTTTTAAACATGCTTGATGATGATAGTGATTGCATAGAAGAACCTTTGCGAACTAAGTTAATCATCTGGGCAGAGAAAAACAATAAGGTTGAATCAAATGGGTAGCGCTAACATACAAGCTAAAATCAGAAAGGGTTTAGCTAAGGCGATTAATAAAACTGGCTCAGCATCTAGCGAGAAAGTATTTTTAATTCAGATGATCAACACTGGTGGTAATACTCCAATTAACCCACCTGTCGTAACTGAAAACCCTGTTGAATTAGTTAACGCTATATTCAAAGAGTACAATCAAAGTTTAATAGGCGGTAATATTGTTGCGGGTGATAGACAGTTAGTCTGTGATAATACTGTTGTGATAGAAGTTGGTAATACTATCGAGCAAGGTAGCACCAGGTACACTGTAATTGATTTAGGGCAATCAGCACCGACTAGTGATGTACTTGTTTACACGCCACAGGTAAGGGTTAAATAATGCCGCTTATAGGTCGCGTTAATTTAGATTTAGCTATAGACGATTTAGTCAATGTAACTAATGATAATCTGCGCGGTGTTTATTTGGCAGGACTAAAGAATATTGTCCAGGGTACTCCAGCTGATTCAGGCAGGGCAAGAAATAACTGGTTTTTATCAGTGGGTGCACCATCAAATAAGATTACAACGAGTTCAAGTGTTGGTGGTGGCGGCTCATTAAGTCAAGCGAGTAAGATGCCTAAAGACGTATTGAACAATACTATATTCTTTACTAACAACTTACCTTATATAGGTGTACTTGAATATGGTGGCTTTCCTTCACCAGTTGAAAAAGGCTCATATATTAAACGTTCAAAAAGCTTTGAGATATTATCAATTAATGGGTTTAGTAAACAAGCCCCTAACGGTTGGGTTAGAAAAACAGTAATCCAAATGCAAAATAAAATAAGGTCACTATGAGTTATTTTGAAACTAAAAGAGCTATGACAACTCACTTGCTTAATAATTTACCAACTGGATTAACCGGTGATGACGTAGCATTTGAGAACTATAAATTCGATCCTGCCAATAAGTCGTTATGGCTTGCTGCTTACTTTATACCAGCTACAACTGAAGCTATGGGTCAGAGTGCATCTAGCGGCGATGAACAAAGGGGCGTGTTTCAAGTTAGTGTATTTGTAGCGCTGAACAATAACAAGTTTGATGAAACTCAATTAAAGGCTATAGATGAATTAATAAGCGCATTTAAATATAACACCCAAATGGTGTATAATACCCAGACGGTTCAAGCTTTAGAGTGCACAGTCAATACAGGCTCAGAAAGCGAAGCATGGTATCAACGTGATATTAGCGTGAATTACCTAACATTCAGTAATAGATAAAGGAAAGATTATGGCTAGTTCAGGCGAGATTAACGGCACCCCGTGTATCGTGCAAAATGGTTCAGGTGAAATTGTTGGTCAGGGTTCATTAACCCATACTTACGGCGGCACACTAATTGAAACAAGTAACCAATCTAACGGTGATTTTATCACTTATATGGAAGGTGAAAACGCAGGTAAGCAACATATCTTTGCTGGTGAGTTTACTTACAATAACAACACTCAATTTCGCAAAGTCCGTAAAGATGTATTTGATGTTATTAGTGACACTTACACGCTGACGTTTATTTCAGATGCGACGACAGATGAGTCATTTAGTGGGATATTCTTCCCTACTGGTTTAACTGATAATATCGGGCAAGGCGTAAAAGTAACAACTGCATTATCGTTTAATTCAAGCGGTCAAGTAGTTCACACTGAAGCTGTTACATAATGGAAATTAAACTATGCTTTAAAACTTACGGCTGCAAGTTAAACCTTGCGGCTTGTAAGTTATTCCATGAGCAAACAGGTAAAGATTTAAATTACCTGCTTATGTGCTACCTAGAATTATTTAGGCAAAACACGGCGCTCGGTACTACTGAAAGGTTGAAAGAAGCTTTCGGTATGGAATCATTTGACGTTATAGCTAAATTATTTCATTGCTTAATAGTGCAAGAGGATAAAAGCATTCCATTAGCTGAAGTTGAAGACTCAATGTTTCGCGTTGGTTGGATGCCTACCGATAATGATGGCGACATGTGCGAGCCTTGGCCCATGGTTGTTACTCAGCTTGCAACTGATGTAAGCAGTTATTATGCGGAACTTGATAAAAAAAAAGTAATTACTTAGGTCAATCACACGCAACTGTAGAAGAATTCAGCCTTAAATACTGGAGCTACTTCAAATACTGCGTAAAAGAATTAAAGATAGCACCAAGTGAGGCATGGCAATTAGATTTAGTTGAGATCAATTGCCTATCAGAACAAAGCAGTGCTGAAATAGATCTAACTGTCATGCTTAACTTTGAGCGAAAAATTAACGGAGCTACAAGCGAATGGCTACAGAGAAATTAATTGTCGTCCTTGACGCTAAAACCGAAAAGCTCGATAACGCGCTAGGCAATACAGATAAAAAGCTGAACAAGCTTGACGGCTCAGTCAAAAAAACAGACAAATCATTTTCAAACTTCACTAAAGGCGCTGCCGCTGCTGCCGCTGCAACTTTAGCTGTTGCTGCCGCTGTTGGTGCTGCTGTAAAACAAGCCGCAGATTTCGCCAGAGAATTAGAGGTCGCATCTAATCGCACAGGTGATTCAGTTGAAAGACTTCAGGAAATGGCTTTTGCTACCAATACTGTAGGCGTATCACTTGAAAAGCTTGGGGATATTGGCAAGGATACCAACGAAAAAATAGGCGAGTTCCTAACTACTGGCGGCGGTGGGTTTCAAGACTTTGTTGACATAATGAAGTTAACCTCTCAAGAGGCTGAGGTTATGGCTGAACGGTTTGCTACCATGTCCGGTACTGAAGTCCTACAAGCTATGGTTACTCAAATGGAGGCTGCTGGTATTGGTGCCAATAAAATGTCATTTGCTCTAGAGGGTATGGCGTCAGACACCACGGATTTAATACCGCTACTTGTAAATGGTGGTGAGGCGATGAAGTCACTAACCAGTGAGTTTTCAGACTTAGACGTAACACTGTCCAGACTTGATATTCAAAAAATAAAAGAAGTTGGTAAAGAGTTCGGTAAATTTACCGATTCATTCGGCCAAGAGTCTAGGCAGCTTGTTGCACAGTATTCAGATGAAATAATTAAAGTATTAAATGTAACTTCATTTTTGGGTGAAAAAACATTAGATACATTTAACGTTATAGCTTCCGGTTGGGGTGGCTTAATCAGTGTCGCTCAGGCTGCTTTAACTGACTTTGTTAACGGTACTGATACTCTTGATGCCGCACTAGCTGAAGCCGCTGGGAATTCAGCTATGATGCTTAACGAGCTTGTTGGAGAGGATTTTTACGAGTTAGGTGTTCAGTACGGACAAAATATAGCTGACGGTATGGCTGATGGTATGCAGCAAAACCAAAGAAAGACGCTAGATATAGTTATTACTGGTGGCAAACAGTTAAGCTCATGGGAAAAGCTTGATTCCAAGCAGAGAATAGGTGTTTATCGTGACTTTATAGGTGCATCTAGCCAGTTGTCACAGCAATTCATGGAAGACAACAAGGGCGTTCGCTCTGCCTTAGTTGTAATGGATACAGCTGCGGCAATCACCCGTGCTTATGCAGAGAGTAATTTTTGGGTTGCTACTGGTCAGGCTGTCGTATTGGCTGCAAACGGAATAGTGCAATTAAATAACATAAAAAGTGCGGGCAAGGGTGGTGGTAATATATCTTCAGGTGGAGGTAGTGCCACAACAACAGCGCCACCACAAGATGATTTCTTACCTGAAACATCTAGCTTGGAACTTTCTGATTCAAGTGCGGGAGGTAGTCAAAGTATTGAGCTTGTATTTGGTGGTGGTGGTAGTCCTGTCGAGGAAGCTATAATCGAAATGATAAATACAGCAGTCAGAGAAGGGCGCGCATAATGGCATTATCAATATCAACAACTAATGTATTAACGGGGCAAACGCCAGTAGTAACCGACCCTGGTACTAATGAAGTTGCATCGAATATATCTAGCTCCGACCATTCATTAACCTATACTTGCGGAACTGCTGTAGGAGACTTTCAAGTTGACTATGGGCATATCAGGGCATACGGCGGCAACTCCTGCACCCGCATCTATTGAGTTATATGATGGAGCTATGTTAATCGATAGCGTTGCATTAAAAAGAAACAACAATGTAATGTTTACCTTTTCAAGCATGTCTTTCACTAATTTGATTGTTAAGTTTATTACTGTACCTAACAACTTTCAAATGACTGTTAGCTTTATAGCTGCGGGACAACACCTTACAATAGAAACGGGCGAGCAAGCAGGTTATAAGCGCAATTGGTTAAACCGCCCAACAGTTCAGCGCACTACTACTAACTTTCAGGTTGGCCCCGTATCGTCGTTAACTAAAAAGAAATCATTAAAAGGCACTTTGTCATTGCCTAACGAGGTTATTTCTTTTGTTCAGGATGAATGGCAGGACTTTATCGATTTTGCATTTGACGAACCATTCTTTATCAAAGAAGTTGCTGATAAGCCAGAGTCTAGTTATATTTGTTTTGACCCTGCATTTGATACTAATGCTCATGCTCAAACAAGAAAGCTAGATATGATAAAATTGAAATTCACAGTATTTAACGGGTTATAGAATGGCAACTTTTGAAGCTACACAGGATATGAGAAATCAAGAGCACTTTGAAGTGCTTGAAATTGACTTACCTGTAATTACGGGTGCTTGCACTATTGGTGGTAGTCAGGGTACGGGCACACCTTTAACGTGTGACCAACCTTGGACTAGTGAGTATAAAACTTATTACTTCACTAATATTGATTGCCCAGTAGTCTTACCGTCGATTAATGGCGAGCCTATTTATAGGAGTATCATCTCAATAAAGGAAACTGCAACAGAGTTAAAGCCCGGTAATGGTTTATCAAGCCGGTCATCTTTATCATTGGTGCTAAAGGATTTTAGAAAGCAAGATCCGAATATTGGCGCTCCTGGCGTTACCGACACAGTAATAAATCAAGGCACATTTTTAGGTAAGCTATCTGCAAGACAGATATTTGAAAACAAAGCCGTAAGATTAAAGCTCTATCGAATACAGCCTGACGGCAGTGTAGATCTTGCTAATGGCGCGCAAACTAGATGTTACTTAACTGATACCTTGTCACTTAACAAAGATTACACTTGGAACGTTGCGTGTAAAGACGTTTTATCATTGGTCAACCTTGGCGAAAAGTCATGGCCAATTACTCAGGGTGGATTTTTAAGGCAAGATATTGATAACGCTGTGTCGGCCATACCTGTTGATGAATTTGTTGATTACTCTTCAGTGTTCGCCGTTCGGATAGGTGACGAATTCCTACAGGTTAACAGTGTATCAAACAACCTAACTAACACGGCTGAACTTAACGTACAACCTCGCGGGTCGTCAATAATAGCACCAGTATCAACGGAAGTATTAACGATAACAGAAGCTGATGATCATAGCGCAGGTGATGAAGTATTTATCTGTGATGTGTCGGATGATGAAACTATCGATTCGTTGTTAACGCGCGTACTTGTTGAGTCTGACTTCCCTGTAGGGTTAATACCTGCGGCAGAGTGGGCGGCAGAGGTAGCAGAATGGCACGCAAACGATAAAATAAATACATTGCATAGCGAATCAGAAAGCGTAAACGATGTTATTAATCGCATACTAACCGGTTTCTTAATGGACTTATGGTTTTCTGTGACAGAGAACAAGGCGAGACTATCAGCCATTAGTGTTTGGAAAGAGTCTACGGCCGCGCTAACTGAGGGTAAAGAGATAAACGCACACTCCATCAAGCGAGTTGCTAAAGAGTCTCTACGCGCTACTAGGGCGCTAATAATCTATGATAAAAACAACTTAGCCAGCTCTGATGATACAACAAGCTTTAGTAAAGGCTCGCAGTTTTCAGACGATACATTGATAGGCCCTGAGCTTTACACTAAACACAAAGATAAATTATTTGATAATAACTTTTTACTCAGCAAAGATTCGGCTGATTTATTAACCCAACGCTATGTTAGTCGATTTAAATTTACGCCATTTGAACGGCCGTTTATAGCAGATGAAAGGTATTTAACTTTTAATGTTGGTGATGTTGTTGATTTAAATACCACTGTTGATCAAGGTATTTACGGCTTACCGTCTGGTAATATTAGAGGTCAAGTGACAAGAATCACGCCTAAGTATAAAGGCGGGAGAACTTACGATGTAAAGGTATTAACCTATGAAGCAGCATTCAATAGTGGCAGTGAAATATTATTAAATGAACCGCTTGGCTCTGCTAACTTATATATACTTGCTGGCGCTCCTTCACAGCCTATTGAGTTAACTTTTGTACTCGATGGCTCTTACTCGTTCGGTGATGTTGCTATTAGTGCTGGCGGCTTTCCTGCTGGCTCTAAGCTAATCATAATCATGATAAACGGTTTTGATTGTCAAGCTTCGGGAGGTGATGGTGGTGACGGTAAAGCTGGTTTAGATAATGGGTTAAGTGGATCGTCAGGTGGCGTTGTATTTGAAGGTTCATCCGGTATTGATATTGACATATATTTCAGCGGGGTAACTCCTTCAGCATCATTTCCAACAGCAGATGGTTATATTCGCGCTCCTGGTGGCGGCGGTGGTGGCGGTGGTGGCGCTGTTCAATCCGGTAATCGCCCTGGTGGTGGTGGCGGTGGTGGTGCAGGTAGAAACCCGGGGATTGGCGGTGCTGCGCTAGGTAGTGCGACCAATGGGTCAAACGGCGACATTATTGGTGGTGGCGGTATTGGTGGTATTGGTGATGGTAATGCGGGTGATGGCGGTACTGGCGCTAACTGGGGTTTGGATGGCGCTGATGGCGATGACGGCACGGGCTTTCCTGGTACATTCGGTTTAGGCGGTTCAGGCGGTGGCAAAGGTAGCGGAATTATAGACAATGGTGCAACTGTGGTATTATTTGGTGATACGCCAACGAGATATATCAACGGCGCAGGTGATCACCCATAAAGTAAGAGGCTTAAAATGCAAGAGTCATTAACCGAAAAAGTAGCGCGTTTCGATAAAGAAATAAAAGAGCTAAAACTAGAAGTTTTAACGCTAAAAAACAAAGGTACGCAAAAGATTGATGAATCATACCTTATAGGGTTGATAGAAAAAACCTGTGACCAAACGCACATAAACAAACAATATAGGAAATAAAGAGCATGGCTTTTATTAATCTCGCAGGAACATTACTAGACCCGAACAGTGAGTTTGCCGTTGGTGATAAAGTACGGTTTACGCACAAAAGCACCACAGGCGAAACAATACAGGGCGCAGTCTCTGTTTTAACTATTCCGCCCGATGGAATGTATGATATTGACTTACAGTTTGGCCTTGTTCTTGTTGAATATAAAGACGTAAGAAAAAGCCATTATGAAAATAGAGGTGTTGCAACTGTAAACGGAACTAATCCAGCAGCAAGTATACCTGAGCTTTTAAATGCTCTTGTACCTGTGTCGAGTGCTGAATTAATAGAGTTCCAAGCAATACTGGCTGATTGTGTAACTGCTCAAGATGCGGCAGAAGCGGCACAGGCAGCAGCAGAAGCGGCACAAGCTGGTCAGATTAGCGATTTATCAGCACTATGGATTTTTGATGATGTGCAAGAGTTTAAAGATTTTGCGTTCTTATTCCCAGACGGTAAAACAATTCGCTTGCTCGATAGGGGCGCTGATTTTACTAAGATTAGCGGCACTGCTGGCGCTAACAATAAAGATTTAATAGCTAGTACATCAGTAAGCCAGAGTATTGACCTTGACACCACAAAAGAAAGAAATCTTAATGCGATGGGTCTTGTTGCTAACTCAGTTGCAGATCAATCGGTATTATTCAACGAGATAGCAGTATTAACACAAGAA